GTGCTAAATGGCGGGACCGTTAGTACCGACGGGTCAGGCACCGTTCCAACAGTTGACCGTTTAACAATAGGAAACTCTGGGTCTGCAAACGAACAACTAGGAGGCACCATCCGGCGCCTCACCTACTGGCCTTCCCGCCTGCCCAACAGCACCCTCCAGGAGATCACCCGATGACCCATTACCTTCGCTTCCCCGATGAAGCCACGGCCATCACCGTCCTGGCTGACTACCGCACCGAAGACGACACTTGGATCACCGCCAGCCACGCTCATGCGTTGGATGTGATTGGCACCATCACCATTGGCGGTGAGTACGACGAGGAAGGCAACGTGGTGACCGCTCCCACCGTGCTGGACGGCTGGCACGTCAATTTTGTGGGTGAACTGCCCGAAAGTTGGGCAAATTACGTTGTCACTCCTGAGCAACCTGTGCGGGTGTTTGCAGCATGAGCCTTTCGACGCCGCTACGCAAGGTTGCCAGCAAGTTGATGGCAAAGTTTGGTGGTGAAGTAACAATTCGTGTAGTGACTCCAGGGGCTTACAACACAACCACTGGCGCCATCACAGAAACCACTGCTGACACTGCAGTGCGTGGCGTGCTTGAGGATGTGAACGCTCGTGAGGTGAACGAGCTGATTCAAGCAAGCGACAAGAAACTGACGGTAGCTGCGGCAGACCTTGCAGCAGCACCTAGCACGGCTGACCGTGTAGTGATCAGCAGCGTGAGCCATCAGATTATTAGGGTCACTACGATTGAGCAGGACAACACGGCTATTACGCACGAGCTAATCCTGAGGGCATAGTGGCACGACGCATCAACCTATCGCAGATCGGAGGCTACGCCGAGGAAAAAATGGAGAAACTGCTGCGAGCAGTTGTACTTGAAACTGATAGCAGATTGAAGCAAGAAAGCCCTGTTGATACTGGGCGTTTTCGTTTGAGTTGGGCAATTAGCGAACAGGGTACACCAGGATACGATGCTGGACCGCAAACTAGTCCTACCGGCATCACCCCACCACGCAAATTGGATTATCAGGTTGAACGTCTTGGGTCGGTCTATCACATCCACAACAGCCTGCCATATGCTTACAGACTTGCTTACGAAAACTGGTCAAAGCAAGCGCCTGCGGGTTGGCCAGATCGCATCGCCCGCGAGATGCAAGCATATGTGCAACAGCAAGCTGATCGCATTGGGAGGGAAGACTAATGGCAGCCGTCAACCTCAACACCATCCGCTCCACCATTGAGGGCAGGCTTGCTACTGAGCTGGCATTGGCACCAGTGATCCCGGTTGTGTTTCACAACCAACCCTCAACCCCAACGCCTAACAGCTCCTTTGTCCAATGCCTTGTCAGCTTTGGCAACAATAACTTCCTGACGATGGGTGGCACCACTGGCAGCAGTAACAGCGTCATCGGTGTCATCGTGATGAATGTCTTTACGCCAAAGGGTGTTGGACCTGGCGCAAATCTGACAATAGGTAAGCGAATCCGTGACCTTTACAATAGGCAAGTAGTCAGTGGCGTTCATTTTGATCCGCCTACTGGACCCGAGGTGGTGGCATCGCCAGCTCCAGAGGGTTACTTCCAAACACAGGTCAGATTGACCTTTGAAACCTTCGAGGATCTCTAACCATGGCCTTCTACCGGGGACAGCAAGGCAGCGTCAAGTTTGACGATGCTGGCTCTTCTGCCGCAGCTATCAATAGCACCCGCTCTTGGTCTTTGACCGTTGAGAAGGAATCGCTGGACACCACCGCCTTGGGCGCTACCTATCGCGCCAATGTCGGCGGTCTGATTAGCGGTTCTGGCACCTGCGAAATCCTTTACACCGCTTCTAGCGCGGACGAAACCAACGTCTTCATTGAACACGTCAATACGGCGAACGATGAGGGCTTGGCTCTGTTTGAGCTATTCCTTGACACCACTGGCACCAAAAAAATCAGTTTTGATGGTGTCATTACCTCGGCTGAGTATTCTGCAACCGTGGGCGAAATCGAAGTCATTACCCTGAACTTCGTGACCAACGGCGCCATCTCTCTGGACATCTGATCATGGCTTTTTATCGCGGTCAACAAGGCACTGTCTTCTTTGACAAAGCCGGTAGCGGCGGTCTGTCCGAGATCGCAGCAGTGCGGTCATGGTCAATGACCGTAGAAAAGGAATCGCTGGATGTGACCGACCATGGCGACACTTATCGTGCCAACGTGGGTGGTCTAATCAGCGGTTCGGGCACCATTGAACTGATGTATGACGCGCCGGGTTCTGGCGACAAGCTAGACCTGATCAAGGACGTTAACCAAGCCACCGACGAAGCTGATGCAGCTTTTGAGCTGTACTTGGACGAGACTGGCGGTAAGAAGATTACCGGCACGCTTGTGGTGACAGGCTCTGAATACAGTGCTACGGTTGGCGAGATCGAAATTGTGACGGTTAACTTCGTCACATCTGGTGCTCTCACCCTTAGTATCTGATGCCTGCTGCTACACCCCGCGCCGTTGACCTGCTCACTGGCGCTTTTGATCTGAACCAGCGCCGTAAATTCAGCGTCACCAATGATGCTGGGCAAGCGGTGCTGGATCTATATTTCAAGCCAATTACCCGAGCCGACCGCAAGCGTGCTGGCACCTTGGCTGGTTCTGAGGAAGCATTGGACATCAGCACGCAAATGCTGTGTCAAATGGCTGAGCTTGAAGATGGCACCAAAGCGTTTGCCTCTGCTGATGCTGCCAAGCTGCAGCGTGAGCTGCCTGAGCGCGTGCTGAACGAGCTGGAACTGTTCCTGTTCGGGTTGGGTGGTGACGGCAGTTTGGATGAAGCAAAAAACGACTAGAGGAAGACTCTTGGTTGTTCTTTGAGTTCTTCCTAGCTACTGAGCTTGGCATGACGGTCAGCCGCTTGCGCAGTGAGCTGACCGATGCCGAGTTTGTGCATTTTGCTGCTTACTATGAAGTGAAGGGTAAGCGGGAAAAGGCTGAGATGGATAAGGCAAGGTCTCGTCGATAAACTGGGCACATAAGGAGGCATTGCCGTGGCTGTTGCTGTTGTTGACGTACAAGTAGGCATTGGAAATGCCCTTAGCGCAACACGGCGACTCCAGAATGCTGCCAGCGCACTGCAAGTTGAGTTTCAGAAAGTTCAGGCTGCCGCTAGAAACGCAGGCGCCAGTGCCATTCAATTTGGACGCAATCTAGAACAAAACACTAGAAAACTGCGTGACCAAGCCACCACAGTTCAGGGTCTTGTTGGCGCTTATGCAGGCTTCCGCACGATCAAAGGTGCAATCTCTGCAGCAGTTGAACTTGAATCGGCAGAAAAAAGAGCAGAGCTTTTAACACAACGATTCACAAAATTATCTGGCATCCAACAGGTTGCCGCACAATCGGCAGACAAATTTCGGCTTAGCCAAACTGCCACCTTGACTGCCTTGGTTGACCTTGGCAACCGTTTAGGACCGCAGGGTGCAACCATCAATGAAATTAAGGATGTCTACGAAGGGTTTAATACCATACTTGCCATCAACAAGGTTTCGACGCAAGAGGCGGCTGCTGCTCAGCTTCAGTTAAACCAAGCGCTCGGCTCTGGGCGTCTGGCTGGGGATGAGTTTCGCTCTGTTAACGAAGCGACCCCTCAAGTTATAGATGAGATTGCAAAAATCATGAAAATTGCCCGTGGCGAGGTTAAAGATTTCGCCGCTGAGGGCAAAGTTACAGCGCCAATTTTGATTCAGGCTTTACGTAATATCAAAGAAAAAGGTGCAGACGTACTTGAACAGTCTTTTGATACAGCCGGTGGGAGGTTACGTGCTTTCCAAAAGGCGCAGGTAGAGCTTGCAGCGGCAATCGGCACACAGTTATTGCCAGCTTTTACGCCATTACTTACAACGGTCACTGATCTAATTGTTAAATTTGCAGCGGCCCCAACGCCCGTCAAAGGCTTTACTGCTGCAGTTGTTGGTATCACCGGCGCCTTAGTAATTCTTGGCCCCGTGATTAGTGGAACCATCACGCTAATTAAGGCGATTGGTGTTGCAACTTTGGTTGCCGCCGGTCCGTGGATTGCACTAGCGGCTGGCATTACGGCTGCAACGGTTGCGTTGGCAAGTTATCAGACGCAATCACAGAAAAGGACGAGTGCTATTGGCGCCGCAGCTTTAACCGGTGACGCAAAAGCACTTAAGGAAGCAAGAACAGAATTAAAGAATTTGCAGACACAAATTGATAAAACAAAAGGACCAAGCGCAGGTGGCGGCCAGCGTTCTGCCGGTGGTCAAACCATTGCGAATTTGAAGGCTAGAGCAACAGTTCTTCAAAGGCAAATACAACAAGGCGAAGCAGTAGCCTCGGCGGCCGCCATGCCAGATGGCTTGCAAACATTGCCGGAAAGTGATGATGATAAAAAGAAAAAGGGCAAAAAAGAACGCGAAAGCCAAGTCCCTGAGCTGACACGTGAGCTTGGTTTATTGCAGCAGCAAACACAACTGCAGGGTCTGCTAGGTCAAGCTGCTTTGGCTAAAAACAAAGAGGATGAGATTCGCCTGCAGGGTATTGGTCGAGAAACTGAACTTCTGTATCAAGCCCTTGCTATTGAGCAAAGCTCTGTACGCCTACAAGAGAAACAGCTTGGTATTGCCAAAATTGGTGAACAACTGGCTCAAAGCCAAATTCAAACAGCACAAGAACTTGCGATGCTCGACTTGCAGCAACGTGAGACAGGCATTGAAAGAATCAAAACTATAGAAGAAGAGAACGAATTGCTGCAAGCAAAACTGCAAGGCAATGAGGCAGAGGTTTTGCTTAGGCAACAGATTGCGCAAATAACGAAAGATACAAAAGGATTGGACGAAGGGCAAGTCAAAGCACTTTTAGAGCGCAACAACGCCCTCAAGCAACAGATTGATGCTGCCACTCAACTTAAAGAGCTTTATGCCGACATTGGTATGTCCATTAAGGACGGTGTTGTTGGCGCTATCCAAGGCGCCATTGATGGCACAAAGAGCCTGCAAGAGGTTGCTACCAACTTGCTGAATAACATTGCCAACAAGCTGCTGGATGTAGCTGTCAACCTTGCCTTGTTCGGTGCAATGTCTGGCACTGGCACTGGTGGCGGCTTGCTTGGCGGTTTGTTTAAGCGTGCTGGCGGCGGCAGCGTTACCGCTGGTCAGGGTTACCTCGTCGGTGAGCGTGGTCCTGAACTGTTCATGCCTGGGCGTAGCGGTGGTATCGCTCCTGCGGGCGGCTTTGGTGGCGGAGCGAATATTGTGGTTAACGTTGATGCCAATGGCACTAGCGCGGGTGGTGATTCCAGTAAGGCTGGTCAACTAGGTAAGGTCGTCGCGGCTGCTGTGCAGGCAGAATTGGTTAAGCAACGCCGTCCAGGAGGCATCCTCGCATAATGGCTACCTTCCCTGCAATTCAGCCGAGCTACGGCGCAGAAAAAAAGAGTCAACCAAAACTTCAAGTCATCAGCTTTGGTGATGGATATGAACAGCGCGTTTCGTTTGGGATTAACCAAAACCCAAAGGTTTGGTCGCTGTCGTGGGTCAATATTACAGAGGCAAATTCTGATACCATCGAAGCCTTCTTAGATGCGCGTGCAGCCGATGGCGCCTACTTTGATTGGCAGCCACCTGATCAAGCAACATCATCTAAATGGGTTTGTCCTGAGTGGAACAAATCTATAACTTATACAGGTCGCGCAACAATCACCGCAACCTTCCGCGAAGTATTTGAGGCATGACGACACCTACCTCAATTCAAACCGAGATCCAAAAGCTGGATCCGTCAGCCATTATCGAGCTGTTCCAGTTGCAGCTCACGCTGGCGGTTAACGGTATTGACACCACCTTTTACTACCACGCTGGCACCAACGACCTAACTGGTGATGTGGTGTTCCAGGGGATTACCTACAGCGCCGCACCGATTGAAGCTGACGGCTTTGAACTGATATCAAAGGGCACTTTGCCACGTCCATCCATGCGGATCGCTAATACCACTGGCGCGATCTCGGCATTGCTGCTGGCGTACAACCCACTGCAGGCCAAGGTCACCCGCATCCGTACCTGTAAAAAATTCCTCGATGCAGTCAACTTTGTCGGTGGCGTTAATCCAAGTGCCGATCCAACTGCAAAGTTTGAGGATCAGATCTGGTACATCGACCGCGTATCCAGAGAAAACGCCCAACTCGTCGAGTTTGAACTGATCAGCAAGCTGGATCTGACCAACCTGCAGCTTCCCGGCAGGCAAGTGCAGGACTACTGTCCATGGGTGTATCGCGGCGTCGAATGTACCTACAACGGCACCAGTTGCTTTGACGTGAACGATAATCCGACGACCGCTGCCAACGATGTTTGCGGCAAGCGGTTCAATAGCTGCAAAATCCGTTTTCAGTCACAAGGTATTTCGAGCTATCCGCATGGTGGTTATCCTGGCTCCCGCATCCAGATCTGAGGCTGAACGGCACGCCAAGTCGGCAGCGCCCTACGAAGCCTGCGGCGTGGTGATTCAAACGCCAACGGGACAGATGTATTGGCCGTGCCGCAATGTTTGCGAGCAGCCGGAGCAGCATTTTGTCATGCATCCCCGGGACTACTACCGTGCCTCATTGAATGGTGAGGTGCTTGCTGTTGTCCATAGCCACCCCAAAGGCGGTCCAGCCAGCGAACTTGACCAGCGTGCCTGCCTGCAAAGCGGGGTGCCATGGCTGATCTACTGCCTACCGGAGCATCAATGGCTGACTATCAATCCCTGATCGATCTGGAGTGGAACGACGAAGGGCGGGATTGCTACACGATGGTGCGGGACTACTTCAGGCTGCAGGGCGTGGAGCTGGCGGACTATGCCAGACCGGATGATCTGGAAACCACGCCCAGCATTTACTTGCGGGAAGCCGAGGCGTTGGGGTTCAAGCGGGTGGCATTTGAGCAACGCAAGCCGGGCGACGTGGCGATCATGAAGCTGGGTACCATCGAACCGATGCACGCGGCGATCTTCGTGGAGCCATGGCGGATTTTGCACCACATGCGCGACCGACGTAGTGGTGTGGAGTGGCTATCCAGCTACTATGTAAGAAGCATTGCTGCGGTCTACCGATATGCAGCGGGTCTGCCTGATGGGTGAGTTGGGCGAACGCTTCGGCGCTGAGCACACCTACTACAACCTGCGAAACGGCGCTGACGCGATCAAACTTCTGTGCATCAACATGCCGGAGTTTAAAGATTATTTGTTGACATCAGAAGAAAACGGGATTGGTTATCAAGTTATTCAGGGCGGTGTTGATTTTGAATATGAAGATCTACTTTTACCGTTTGGCGAGCGCGAGTTAGTCATTGTTCCAGTTGTTAGTGGCAGTGGTGGTGGCAGCACCGGACAAATTTTGGCAGGAGTGGGATTGGTGGCTTTTGCAATCCTCACGGCTGGAGCTGGTGCTGGATTCCTAGGACTTGGCGCTGGTTTGACAGGAACAGCGGCTACAGGTCCTTTGGCTGTTGGTTTTGCGGTTCAAAGTGGTTTTGTGCTCGGCAGTGCCGCCTCCACAATTATCGGCGCATTTGGGGCGAGCCTACTTTTAAGTGGGGTAGCTTCAGCGCTCTCGCCGCAACCTCAAGTGCCAACGCTTGGTGGGTATGGCGGAAACACGTACGGCGGGAGCGGTCGGATGGGCAGCCGCAACCGCACCAACGGTCCAGAAAATGTCACCTCCGGCATCGACGGTCAGCAGTCCTACGCCTACACAGGCGCTGCAAACTCTGTCGGTGTTGGCGCCACGGTGCCACTGGCTTACGGCAAAGTGCTGATCGGCAGCCACCTGCTCAAGTCCAAATTCCAGATTGCCGACGAATCTGATCCGGTGCTGACCAGCCTTCGCGCACCAAGCACTGACACAATCCGGCTGGGCAACGAAATACTGACCAACGAGTTTTCCGATAAGTCCGGTGTTATTGCCCGCCGTGTTTATCAGACAGCATTTAATACGCAGGCATACTTCGACCCTGTTAGCGCATACGGCGTCACCAACAGCACGCAACTAATCCGCACCGACGTTCAAAACGAGCGCCGTTATGCATCGCTGCAGGTCTACGGCGGCTATCTAGCCAGCGTGGAGCAATACTCCGATTTCAACGTTGCACTATCACTCGAAAACGGTCTCTACGATCAGGCTGGTGGCACTGGTACAACTTATGTTGATGGCTACATCAGCTACGAGATCAAGGTCTACCGAGGCACTGTTTTAGATGATGGCTTCCTCGTCGCCGCTGACTCCGCCACCATCCAAGGTCTGATTTTTGAAGGCCAATTCTTCGGCTGGATGCATCGCTTGGAGTTGGGTGACATTGAATCCGAAAGCATTGTCAGCGTTCAAGTTGAAGTGATCTCGGCGGAAACTGTGGCCAATGGTTCCACCGGCTCCAACCCGATCTACCTTCGCCTAAATAGCGT